CTTAGCTCGTGGAATGTACTCGAGCATTCAAGCAGGTAAGTCCGTCAAGTGGATTATTGAGCTTGCCTGCGATAGGTGCGGTGAAAAGGCCACGAACGTTATTCCTGTCCCCGTGACTCAATCTGGATATGGTGCAGATGAAGCAACTGGCTTTGACGCTCTGTTGTGTCCTACATGTAGAACGGTGGTGTGATGTGGCTAAGAAGAAAAAGAAGGATCTCCCTGCGTATGTTCTTATCGAGATGCCAGAGTGGAAAAGTAGAGTACTTAATTATATGCTGATGGTTCTTAATATCCCTGGCCAAGCCTGGGTGATTGCTATTGAGGATACGGGATTTACGTATGACGGTGAGTCCTTCACGGACGAAGAGACCGGATTGACAATTAACAAGATTAGCAAGAAGGTGGCAAATGGCGCTAAGCTCACACTATGAAAGAAAGCTAGGTAAGACGGGTAACCGTTGGTTTCATTGTGGTTACTCACATAGACGTCTTGCGCTCGGGATAGCCATTAGCCCAAACAACTTTGATCTTGATTTGATCTTTGTCTGGGTGGGCTTTGAGTGGTGATGAAAGAGTTACCGATTGTCAAGGCTGATGTACTTCACTATGACGTCCTGATTGCGACGCCAGCATTCTCGTTCGTGCCAGAGTACGTGACGAGTCTCGTTGCCACTACCAGAATGCTCAACGAGAAGGGAATCTCATACCACCTGCTTCATAAGTCTGGTTCATTTATCCCAAGTACTCGTGAACAGGTTGCGACAGATTCCTATGGACATAACTGGAAGACCAACGAGATTGGCGGTGGAAAGTACACCTACAAGAAGATCTTTTGGATTGATTCGGATATCGAGTGGACGCCGGAAGATTTTTTACGTATCTATGATTCAGAGATGGACGTGGTCAGCGGGTTGTACCAAACCAACCCAAACGGTACAGTAGCGGTTAATCTATCAGATCCACAAGGACGCCCAACACTTGTCAACAAATCTGACTTCCTTCTCCATTGGGAGCCAGTGGAGGTTGGCGGTGTAGGTTTCGGTTTCGTTGCGATGAAGCATGGAGTCTTTGAAAGTATGAAGAGACCCTGGTTCAAGATCCGCGAGGTCTTCTGGGAAGAGAACGGTTTTGCGGTGAACATGGGAGAAGACTACTCCTGGTGTGAAGGCGCTAAGGAAGCCGGATATAAGATTTGGGTAGACCCCACCGTTAAGCTGAAACATCATAAACAAGTGGTGTACGTCGTTGAGTAAAGAGCTAAGGAATGAAGAGTGGACTAGTATCCGAGAGGTTATTCCACTTGAAGGTTCCTGTGGATTTTGTCGGACCGACACCCATGACTCATGCCCACATGAAATCGCGTGGTACGACAAGTTATGGATCTGCGGTTGTGACTGTAACAAGGGATGGAAGCCAGTTAACATAGTTGTGAGTAAGAAAACAAAGGAGACAAAATGAATAGCGATTTTGTAAATGAATTATATAAGGATTTGATTACTGCCCTAGCCCACCCTGGGTATCGTCAGCAGGATCTGTACCTTGTACTAAATAAAAAGCTACAAGCATTAGAAGACAAACAGGTTAAAGAACTTACCAAGATGATTAAGCATTGGGAGGCTGAAGTCCCAGATGACACGACCCTTTACACCTTGGGACTAAGACAGGCGATTGACGTGATTCAAGGAAACGGGCCGCTTTAAAGAAGCAGTTTACCCGTACATTCATATTCTGTTTCTACACAAAGCAGAAGCGAGGTAGTCTCTCTCCTCTTTCCTCCTCAACCTCTCCAACCTGATGTAGAATTTCTCCTAGAGTCAACCCTGACTCATAAGGAGAAAACATGACTAACGAACTAAAAGCAATGGCAGCCTCATGGGCTCGTTCATTCCTAGCCGCAGGAATCGCGGTTTATATGGCAGGAGTAACAAACCCAGCGGATATCGCAAAGGCTGGTCTTGCTGCGATCCTTCCTGTTGTACTTCGCTACCTAAATCCTAATGACGCAGCATTTGGAAGAACGAAGTAACTAACTTCTAACTCCAAAAAAGAACGAGGCAGACTCCGTGATTAGCCCTCTCCCCAGGTCGCGGAGTCTGTCTCCTTTTTAAGACGTATGTACAATTGAACAATGACGACAGCGAATCTCTTTCCGGTCTCCGATGAGGACGATGACAATGATGCAACCCCCATCATTGAAGATCCTACGAACATCCGACCGGATCTTGGAGCCTTGGGCATCCTAGAACATTCCCGCGGCGTGTGCGAGGACACGTACGAAAACCGCAGCATCCTGCGCTCCTCACAGATGGGCTGGGATACGGTCTACGCCACGAACGGTGTTCCGACCGGTCTCATCCAGGCGCGGTCAAAGGACATGGTCACACAACGCCGGATTCTTTCACTAGCTGAGAAACGTCCGATCCTGGTAGATCCTAAGAACATGAACAGCGATTATCTAACCGGCCTGGATCTAGTTGCGGAATCGGCGTCCGATCACATAGTTCCTCCCTGGGTTATCGGCGCGACACGGATGTGGATTAACGAGCAGGACAACCCGATTGCCACCGAGAAGCGTAAGCCGACCGCTCTCCCTCATCGGTGCCGGCAGGTCAAGGACGACGCAATCCGCTGCATGCTTTGGAGCAGCGGGCGTCTCAAGGACGATGGACTATGCCGTGTTCACCTACGGCATGTCAAGAAGAATCCAAGCGACGACATAGAGCGGGCACGCAAGAAATTAGTTCAGGCTGCTCCCTATGCGGTAGACGTTCTAGAGGATCTCATGAACTCCGCGGTTTCAGAGCCGGTAAGATTAAAAGCATCTACGGAGATTTTAGATCGCGCGGGAGTAAGAGGCGGTATAGAGTTAGACGGTAACATCAACGTCACGGACGGCAGGTCCGCGGCAGATATTATTTCAGAGCGGCTTGGGCGTTTAGCATCTGGCGCCATTAACACGGCGGCCCAGCTTGCGACGGCAGGCGTAGACGTACACGACGCAGAGGAAATTCCCCAAACAAACGACGGCCAGGACAAAGAGGATACAACGGATGCGGAACCCAACGAATGAACTTGACGGCACTAGAGGATATCTTACACTTTGCGCGCGAACACGCGGCCTGCATGATGAGCGACCTGGAGCTGGCGGCAACCCGCGAGGAACACGTACGCTTGACGGCTCGCACCAACGAGGCAGAGAACTTAGTAACGCACTTGGAGAGTCTACATCTTGAAATCCTTACCGCCAAGTAATGTAATAACTCAAGCTGAGGCCTGGCTAGGCTTTACCGCCAACCCTAACGGACGGACTCCCTTTGGAGAACGTTCCGGATATGACGGGACGTTGTGGGCAGGCGCGTTCATTGACCTTGTCTTCCATGAGGCGGGCGTGACCATACCTAGCTGCGTTTATCCACCCAGCGGCATGGCGGAGTTTAACAAGCAAGGACGGTTGAAGCAAAGACCGCGGCTTGGCGACGTTGTGTTCTTCGTATTCCCAACGGGCGAGACATTTGGCGTTTCACATGTAGGCCTGGTAGCTGACGTTAGCCGTTGGAACACGGACGGGCTCGTCGGAACAATCGAGGGCCAGATAAACAGCGGCCTGCCTAAGGCTGACGTTCACGTAATGGGTGTGTACCGGCGTGTCAGGTCTAAACATGAGATCATCGGTTTTGGAAAACCAAATTACCGGCCTGTGAGTAAAAAAGCCCCAACGGGCCAGCGGGCAGGCTTGCAGCTATCCAGCATCCGCCCAGGGCGACGTAACCAGTCAATCGGGCTTGTCCAGCTTGCGCTCTCAAAAGTGACAGGAGGCCTGGGACGATTTACGCCGGATATGTATGACGGGTTGACCAAGCACGCATATGCCAGATGGCAGCGCCAGATCGGGTACGCAAACGACAGGGCGACAGGAATCGCCGACGAGCGTAGCTTAAGACTTCTTGGTGAGATCACCGGCGTCTTCCAGCTTGATGCCTAGGGCATCCCACTTCTTGGTAGGACTCTCACTCAGTACAGCTCGGCTCCAGCTCGGCTCTAGCTAGCTTGCTTCTTAGTAAAGTAAAAGAAGTGGAGCTCAAAAAATAATCGGCCCAGCCTGTGGTCCATTTTGCACTTATCTTGATATAATTAAGTTGTAGGAAAAAATGACGAAAGGAATTATTAGATGCCACAGTTAAAACACCTGGCTAGATTTACAACTCCTGTAAATCTAAATTCACTAAATTCAAACGACAAAAAGGACACTCCCATCAATACATACACTCCCGTATTAAGCAGCGCCCGTAAATCAATCCTGCAGGCGTTAACTGAATCATCGCAGCCTTTAAGTATTATTGAAATCGCAGAGGCGGCATCGCGCATTGCAAATCGACCATATGGCGAAATGCAGGTTCGCACCGAAGTTAAGGCTCTCATCTCCGGAAACCTAGTCTCATCTCGAAAAGAGACTAAGCACGAACAAGGTGTTCGCGCTGATGGCGGGCGAGCTCCTAATATTCTTGCTACTCTCTACTGGGCTCCTGCGGGCGTGGTTCCAGCTCGTACGGTTGCTGAAGCAGTACCAGGGCTGAGACTTTACTCTCAAACAGGAGTCATAGCTCGTAGGGTATATAAGTACTCAACAAAGGCTGCGTCTAAATCTAAGCGTCGGTTTACTGAGGTCGAGCTTGTCGACGTGACACCGGTGCCAACGAACTCAAATGCGGTAGTCGATTACCTCATCGAGAAGATGGTTGCGGAGCGTACCGCCGAGATCCAGTCACAGCTGGATGCGGCCAACGCCAAGCTCGACAAACTTCAGGAGCTTTTTAAGTCAGCTCTCTAATATCCGTTTATTGTTCACCCCATGGTGAACGTACACTTATATGTAGTTGAGAATACTGACCAGGCTCACAGAGCCGAGTCTCTTGATCTCATGGACTTTGACGCAGACGACCTCGCCTGCGAGAACTGTGACGTAGCCATTGGCTTCGTGAACAGCCGCTTTGTCTCCTGTGTCATCGTTGAGGCTGAGAACGACTCCTGGATTGTTTGCGATTCATGCGCCGGTGGTGTGTTACTTACAGAGTAGAACCTGATATAATAGTGCCAACGCCGGAAACCTGGCGCCAACGACAAAATGACGAAAGGGAAGTAACCACATGGTTAGCACCGTAATCACAGAGACTAAAGTCTCTACAGTAACAAAGGTTACCAACAAGGTAGACCTAACATCAAAAGCTGCAGCAGCCGAAAAAGCATTGGCAGCATTCACATTCGCAAAGGATGCGATTAAGGCGTACGAAGAAAAGAAAGCTGAAGCAGAGTTACTGCTACGCGAACTTTTAGGTGACGCGGATACCGCAGTCATTGGTGGGGTAGAGCGATTCAAGCTTGCACACTCAACCAATTCCAAAATCGACCGCAAGGTCCTACAGGAACTTTTCCCAGAAGCCTTTGAGGCAACCCTGGTAAAGACACCCTACACATTCATTAAAACTCTCTAAGAGTTAACGAAGCCCCTGGCCTAACAGCCAGGGGTTTCCTATTTTACTTTTAATTATGTACCTGATATAATTAACTCATAACGATGAAGGGGCGGCCGCTGGCCAAACTAAAGACTCGAAACCTGCAGGGGTCCGAAACAATACGGCGCCTTCATCGTTACTAATTTTAATGACGGAAGGATGCGCAATGACAGTTCCAAAGAAGCTCTATCATGCAGCGCCCGAGTGCGCACTAGGTAGCATTAACGCTGACGGGCTCAAGTCTGCTTTTGGTGAGATCTATGCGGCCGAGACTCCAGGCGACGCTCTTCAGTTTATGTGGTTCCGCCTGCTTGACCATGTCCACAGGACTCCTGAATCTTTCGGCGTTGAGGCGCATGATTCGATTCATGTCTGGGAAATCAAGACCTCTAAGACTGACGTAGGACTCTGGGAACCAGGTACCGACCACAGTGCGGCATTCTTTAATAACGCAACGAGCTGGGTGTATATCTCAAAGGAAATTCCTCGTGCGGCGCTTGAGCTCCCAAAGGTTTATGTTCGCGAGCTATTTGCAGAGCTTTATTCCTCTACAGTGGAGTCAACCTGATATAATTAACTTATAACAATAAATGACGGAAGGAAATAAAATGAAAATACAACTTTCAGACATACAAACATTAGAACATCTTCGCGAGTATATCGAGGAACGCCTCACTGGTTCTACTGTCTTGCTTGATGGCGATGAGGTAATCATCCGCACTGGAATGGGCATCGACCTTGGAAACTATCTCTACCCTCTCCATGAAGGTTGTGACGTGTGCGAAGCCAAACCTGGCGAGCCTCACTGTAGTTGTGGCAATTGCGATTGTTCAGTTTAACATCTACCTGATATAATAGTACTATAACCACCCAAAACGACGAAAGGACAGAAAATGGCAGACAAGGATAAGGTGATTGGAAAAGCTCTCTACTTAGAGCTTCGCACTCCAACCAATCAAACCTATCAGATGCTTCTTACCCCAGATGGCATCTCCTCAAATGGTCGCGCAGTACCTTCAACATTGTACCGCCGCCAAATCTCAAAGCAAAAGCCACGCCGTGCATGGAAGACCTACAGTCTACCGGCACTACCCATCAACTCGTTCGGAGCCTACGAGACTCAGTCAAACGATGATGCGGTCCAAGGAGCAGAGTTGCGCTTAAACTATATGGCGACTACGCTGTCTCAACTTAACTCATACAGTTATAGACTATACAAGAGCCCCATCATTGTAGAAGTTGCCCAGGAAGATCTAGAGTCTATTAGACTCTCAAAGACTCCTTACAAAATTTTAGGTCGCATTACGAGAGTTCGACGCACCCTTGGGTTCGGCGAGTTAATCGTAGAGTAACCCACCCACCCAAACGACGAAAGGATACACAAATGTCTACAGCAATTATGGACGCGATTGAAACATTCGCACCCGGAGCTAACCTAGGCTCTACACTTCTTACATCACTTATGCAGACAACTCACCCAGAGTCTTCTGCAACTCTCGACTCACTAGTTCTCGCTCAGGGTAAAGTAAACGCACGACCAACACCCAAAGCAAAGGTAGTCCCTGTGGTATCAGCAGATGCACTCGTAGGCGATTCAGTCTACACTCGTCCAAATGGCGAGCAGTACCATGCACGTAAGTGGGGAGAGCATGATGACGTCATGGTTCTTCGCAAGGCGCGTATGGATCAACAGTTTATTCTTCTCTACGGAGCTCCAGGTTGCGGCAAAACCGCACTCGTTGAAGCTGCCTATGAAAAGCTATACACAATCATGGGTACAGGTGACACTGAACTCGCTGACTTCATTGGTGGATACGTACAAACTCCAACCGGTGGATTCATGTGGGAAGACGGTCCGCTTGTAAAAGCTGCCGAAGAAGGTGTGCCATTGCTCATCGACGAAGTTGGCTTGATTGATCCTAAGGTTCTTTCAGGAGTCTACGGACTTATGGATGGACGTAAGGAACTAACAATTACTGCAAACCCAGAGCGTGGAACTGTAAAAGCAAAAGATGGGTTCTATGTCATCGCTGCTACTAACCCAAACGCTCCTGGAGTTCGCTTATCCGAAGCTCTTCTATCTCGATTCGTTGTGCAATCTGAGATGACTACAGACTGGGGTCTTGCTAAAAAGCTTGGCGCCTCTGCACAGATCGTTACAGTTGCACAAAACATCAATCGTCGCCAGGCATCTGGTGAATGTGGTTGGTGTCCACAAATGCGTGAGTTGCTCGCATTCCGCGACATCTCAAAATCGTTCGGCACTAAGTTCGCTATCGCGAACCTGATTGCCTGTGCGCCTGAGCTCGACCGCCCCGTCGTTGCGGACGTGCTCACTAGGGTGTACGGCGAAGAGTGCCGACCAGCCAAGATTTAATTCCCCTTGGCGCAGTAAAGGAAGGTCCTGGGTATGGGTGCCTGGGACCTTCTTTACCTGATATAATAGTACTAACAAAATGACGGAAGGAAAATCATGGCACATATAAAGGTTTCTAAAACCCGCGCGGAACAGACTCCGCCGGAATGGCTAAAGGTCGGAGCTCAACTCGGCGAGCTAGTCAACACCTGGGCAGGACGCTCAGACATCGTTGCCTACGTTGGCCCAGGCGCTGGGCAATCTGCACCAGCCTGCTTCAACCCACCAATGGCTGAGGTCGAGGTAAACGTCTCTGTTGCCTTCGGTCCAACAGTAACTCCTGAGAATATAGGAGACGTCCGCGAGCGCGGAACACAATTCGATTATCCACGAGCATCCGGTGCGATCTTTCATGAGGCACTACACGCTCGTTACTCTCGCTACGATTTATTCAAAGCCCACGAGGATCTTTCAAAGAATGAACTTCAGGCACTTACTATTCTTGAGGAGACTCGCATTGAAGCTTTCGGTATAGAAAACTTCCCAGCTAACCGAGTGTTCCTTCGCGCGTGCGCGATGGACATCATCCTTGATGACGTTCGTGAATATCTAGAGAAGAGCACCACTACTCGTGCTATGGCGCAGTTAGCTGCTCTCGTATGTGCTCGTGTTGATGCAGGTTCACTAGATAACGAAGATGCTCTAGACGTTCAAGAGCTTGTCGCTGAGTACTTTGGTGATACTCGCTATTCACAACTTCGTGACATCTGGCTTCGATTCCAAAAGTATGAAGGGCACACAAACGCTCTGCCACTTTACGAACTTGCCCGCGAATGGGAAAAGCTTATCTCTGAAGTTTCTAAAGAGAACAGTGATGAAGAGGAAGACAATCCTGTCACTGCTGCTATGGCAGGTATCATCGCAGAGATTATTGAAGCCCTTGAAGAAGCAGCGGAAGATATTGCAATTGCAATTGGCGACGAAGCCCAGGAACAAGAGCAGAAGGAAGACTGGAATGACGTTGTTGATCTTCGTGGCAAGGCCGCAAAACAACAAAGAGATCATGAAAAGATTTCAGATGAAGTCTTCAACAAGTCTACTGCTGAGCTAGGAAGCTCTGGTAGCTACTCACGCATCAAGGAGACTCGTGCACCATCTGGTCCAGAGCGTGCGGCTGCGGTGAAAATCGCAAACATGCTTGAGCGTGCAAAGTATCGTGAGCGCGATGAAAAGGAAGTAACTTCGATTCTTCCTCCAGGGCGTCTACGTTCTCGTGCGATGGTTCAAGAAGCTGCGTACAAAGCTCGTGGTTCAATGATGCATGCAGAGCCATGGAAGCGTACAGTGCGTAAGCATACTGATGACCCAACACTTAACGTTGGAGTTATGGTTGACATCTCTGGTTCAATGGCAGACGCAATGCAGCCAATGGCAGTTACCGCCTGGGCAATGTCCGAGGCAGTGCGACGCGTTCAAGGACGTTGCGCAATGGTCTACTATGGTTCAGGTGTATTCCCTACTCTAAAGCCAGGGCAGCATCTTCCTGAGGTAAATGTCTATACAGCTCCTGATGCAACTGAAAAGTTCGATAAGGCGTTCAAGGCACTCGATGGTTCTCTAAATCTTCTCAATGGAACTGGCGCTCGTCTACTCGTGGTTGTTAGCGATGGTTGCTATACACCAGATGAGATAGAGAATGCTAAGAAGTGGGTTCGCGAATGTGAGAAGTCAGGGGTCGCAATCATGTGGCTTCCTTTCACACAAGAATATCAACTAGAATATGTCCGTAGCATAGTTAAGGGAACATCAGTTGCCCTATTACAAGATGTGAAAGACCCAGCAGACGCTGCACTCCAAATCGGAAAAGCTGCGGCAGACGCTCTAACAAAGATTGGCGCACGTAATGCTGCGTAACAAGCTCCGGTGTGGGTAGACCTTCCGTCAGATTACTCTACCTGCATCGGTTATTTTTAACCAACCAACTAACAAAGACGAAAAGAGAAAAAGATGAAAACAAAAGTACTACTGATTGCGGCAGCCTTAGGTCTGTCATTGCTAATAACACCGGCGCATGCGGCAGGAGACAAAACTCTTGTCATCATCGACTCCGGTATCAACACGCAACTACCTTGGGCTAAGGCCGCGGTAGTTGAGGAAGCTTGCTTCATCGAGTTCGGCAACTGCCCAAACATGCTACCAAGTATGGTCGGTCCCGGAGCTGCATCTTTAGACCCAAAGCTCGTAGTCGACAAGGCCATGAGCCACGGAACGCAGATGGCTTCGGTTGCGGTAGCTGCTAATCCAAATGTAAAGATCGTGTTCATCCGCATCGTCGGCATGAGCGCTAAAGGATACGCAACTACTTATACAACTAAAGCTGTCACACTTGCACTTGATTGGGTTGCGGCAAACGCTGACAGACTCAATGTCGGCGCGGTATCCGTATCAATCGGTCGTGTCTACAAGGAAGCAGCGTGTCCTGTATCGTCGGATCCAAAGCTTCAACCACTTATCGTTCAGCTTGCTGCAAAGAATATCCCAACGGTTATTTCTTCAGGCAACAACTCTGACCAAAAGAAAGTTAACTATCCGGCATGTATCCCTCAGGCAATCGCCGTAGGAGCAACGGATACCCCGTACTCCATGAAGGAAGTCACCGGTTGGGTCTACCCAATCATGTTGATCTCTAACTCCGGGCCAGACCTTGACCTGTATGCCCTTGGAAGGGCCGCCACAACCGACGTCCAGGGAAACACGACAGTTACCCTAGGTACCTCGAATGCTACCGTACTTGTGGCCACCAGACTGGCTCAAAGCCTATCTGATTGTTCTACCCTAGATACGGTCATGGGCAAGGTCAACGCGTCCCTACAAAACGCCTACCGAACTCTTACCAATTTCGAACTAAAGTTCTACCAAACCTGATATAATAGTACTACGCGCAGCCAGCGGATATGAAACTGTAGGCGAGAGTCTACCAGACTTTCTTCCGCTGGTTGCCCATCTAAACGACGAAAGGATAGACATGAGTACCACCACAGTTAAGTGCGCTCACGTTGAGTGGACCCACGAGTATGATGATGACTCTATTCTTGGAGATTCATATTGGTGTGCCGATTGCGGCGAGCTTATGCAGGTAGGATAATGAACAACATTTACGTTGCCCATGAGGGCATGGATACATTCTTTACGATGTCCGACACCGGATACATCTTCTCAGCTGCTGACGCGGTTGGTGAGATTAACGATAGCCTTGAGAACGGTTATTGCCGCGATGCCTGCGAGCAGATCGGTTATGAGATTACTCCAGGTCTTGCCCAGATGTTCTACGAACTAGCCAAAAGCTACTGGGAGTTTGAAAACAACAAAAAGTAATTCCGGAAGGTGTTGTACTTTATAATAGATACATGTTATAATAGTACTATAACAACGACGGAAGGATTCAAATGAACACCTGGCTTATTGAAACTCAAAGCCGCTCCCTTGAGGCTGCGGTCAACACAGGGTCCGAATGGACCTTAGCTGAAGCTCGCGAACTTGAGACTATGAAAGCCTCTGGCAAGTCTATAAAGGAGATAGCAAAAGTTTTAGGACGCTCTTACTACTCAGTCTCAACAAAGCTTATTAACATTGGTGCGACAAGTCACCACAGACACTCAAACAAACCACTAACCCCAGCTCCGGTAGTCTGCGGTAACTGTTTCACAATACCATCAAAGTCCGGGGTTTGCCTCTGCTGAGGCACCCTGTACTTCTTCCCCACTACCTGATATAATTAAACCAACACAACGACGGAAGGATACACAATGAGTTACCCAGCAGATCACGTACTATACAGCTACACAATGACAGTCGAAGATTTTCTTGACCACGCGAACTACATGCGTGACACCGACGAGTACACCGCTGAATCTTTTACTGCAGCTCAACTCGACAAGTTACACGACTTACTTAATGACGCGGTGACAGATGCGGTTCAAGAATTTATTGAAGAGATCGAGTAAACTATGAAAACAGCATTGCGAATTAACACGGACTTCACCACAGAGATCTTAGATCTTGAGGTGGACAGTCTCGAACAACTCCAGGGAGCAGTCGGTGGCTTGGTTCAAGCAGCTGACCTGCACGACAACCTAACACTATGGTGCAACGAAGAGGGCAAGCTTATTAACGGCATGCAACCAAATATCATCGGCACGCACATGTGGGAGAAAAGCTTCGGCATGACGGACATCATTATGGGTGACATCGTGTTCACCGGTGGAACGGACGATGAAGGTGACAACCTGCCTTTGCCGTATCCTTGGCAGTTACAGCTCGAGGAACTTGCGGAGAAGCTTCGTAGAGCATACGAAGCAGAGACTAAGTTCTTCTCATGAGTAAAAATGCATCTGCCGGCATCTGGGAGATCCGTGATGTTCATACGGGCGAACGTATCTCAAAGTTTAGGGCGCGCAAGCGCGCGGACGTTGACCGGATGCTGCAGATGGCTTCAGTTGGGTTGAAACGCCCATTGGCTGACTTCGAGGCAGTATACCTAACAGATTGGGAATAACCTGATATAATTCAACTATAACTAAATAAAAGGATTGGACTAACCAAGCCTGAAGGCGTACGGGTTCCACATGGTGGAGTACTCCCAATAAGCTAGTAAGGTGCGGAAAGGGTAGCAACTGTATGTCATAAGACCTCTGCATTGCTTAGTGTTATTCGTAGAGACTCTACCAAGAGTAAAGCAAGGTGCTTAGTTAGGCTAAAGCTTTTGAGGTCGGCCCAAAGAGTTGAGGGAGAGACGCCTGTCCAGTAGTTGTGGGACCAGTTTTCATTCGACATGGGCTGGTCCCACTCTTATTTTACTTTATGGAAGAAAACCTGATATAATTAACCTTACAACGACGGAAGGATTACTAATGGCTAAGTTTACATTTCGCTTCGATGAGGTAGCAATGAACCAGGTTTGGTTTGATGCCGACAACGAAGAGCAGGCTAAGGCTTTGATGCAACAGGTAATGGACGAAGAGATTGACGTCAGCGACCTGCCCAATGCCGAAGAAAGAAATAGAGGAATCGCCTTATCATTCGATTGCTCTGTCCTTGAATCTTCCTGATTATCCTGATATAATTAACCCAACGACGAAAGGACACATCATGTCAAGCAACTATCCACCAGGAGTTTCTGGATTTGAACCTCAAATTGCCGGGTCAAACGAAAGTGAAAGCGTTCAAGAACTCGATTGCGGCAACGATACATGTGACGCATGCTACGAAGTTCCTAGCATAGAAGAGTACTCGCACGGCGAGATAACTTGGACTGCTGAGTGGGTGTGCAACAAGTGCGGTGAGGAAAACTCCCGCGAAGGTTGGTATGACCCAAACGACAACTTCTAAACCAAGTATTATCTAACTACGAGCTAGGGAGAAGACGTGGAGTCCACCATTACCGAAGAAGTAGTAGAAGAGACAACCCAGGAGTCTTACAGTTGGGTTCCTTGTGATTCATGCCAGACAGCTCAGGCAATCTGGAAAGTCGTCGGCCAAAGCGGAGAGCTATTCTTCTGCGGTCATCACAAAAACAAGATGGAAGCTGGGCTCACAGGCTGGGCAAAAGAATTCATCGAAATAGTGTACTTCGACAAGTAAACATGTTATAATAGTACTATCAACGACGAAAGGACAAGAAAATGCATGACATTAAAAATGGCACATCCCTACAAGGGTATGTCACTACCACGATGCGAGATCTCATCTCAGCATTTGATGAACCAACTTTTTATTACCCAGGAGATAAAGTTACTGTTGAATGGGTCCACACTTTTTCAGATGGTTCAGTTGCAACAATCTACGATTGGAAGCGCTACGACTTAGGCGCACCTGACATGGATGAAGTTATGGAGTACAACATCGGTGGATTCAACCGAGATGTAGTTGAACTTGTCAAGAAGGCTGTACTTTTAACAACAGATAAGATATAATTAACTCACCAACGACGGAAGGATAAACCATGAACATCGACATTAAAGATCTTACAGATAAAGACATTGAACTTATTATCCGTGCACTTGGCAAGGAAAAGAAATTCTGCCAGGACTCAGGATTCCATCATCTTGCTCACTGCGTGTCAGATCTTCAAGCACGCATCAAGAATCAATTGCCGGTGGTTGTGTGAGTGACGAACTAACTCTCTGTGACTTCTGCGCCTACTACGTAGAGGAACATGAAAACGTTTTTGCGGATACTGCAAAGTGGTATGCAATGATGAAAAAAGTATCAGAGGATCTTCCCTATGAGTACCACGAGGTACTTGAACAGATTCTTACTGACTGGAGAACACATGCTCTCCCAACCTGCGACCCACTAGCAATAGACTAAGGATTACAAATGAAAAAACGACCTAGAGTTAAAAAGCAAGTATCTGTTAACCAGCATCAAACAATGCCGGCAGTTACTACGCTTGCCCTTAACTTGACAACTGATAAGGACCTACGCGCGGCGTACGTTAAAGCTCTTCGGTTAAAAGGCTGGACCCTCGAGTCAATTGCCTTTGCACTTGATCTTACTCGTGAGCGTATTCGCCAAATTCAGCTAATGGCGTCTCCTGCTAACATTGTCTATATTCTTTCTAATCCCGGTGAGTTCCCTGTGCCTGAGCTAGAGACTAGAGAAATTGAAGTCCCAGGAGATCCAGAGTATGTTGAACCTTCACCTGAAACATTAGCTCGTCTACTTGAGCTTCAACCTCTTGCGCAGAAAGTTCGCTATGACCATTCTACGTATCGTAAGGAAGCTGAGGAATACTCTGCACTCGTGTGGCATGTATATTCAGTTGAGGGTGTAACCTTGTATCGACTCGCAAAATGTCTTGGCGTGACACACGGAGCTCTTAGATTCCGTCTTGCGCGTTACGGATACCTAACTCCAAAAACAGGTAAAAGTAAATGCTACTCGCCAATCAAACAAACGAATCGTGCGGTAGCCCAATGAGTTCACTATATGATTTGGTAAATGTTTTTAATGAGCAAGGTGAGTGGCTAGGTGAATTCATCAATGAAGAAGTTGCTAAGGACTGGCTCAAGAAAAAAGGAGTAGATGTTAGCAAGTATGAGATTTCAAAAAGACGACCAGAGATAAAGAGGAACCGATGAATGCTGATAAGCTAGAAATCGTAGATATGGACACTCACCGAAATGGCATTGGTGGGATGCCTTTCACCGTGGCGCTTGTAGATGACCCTGAACAGTCAGACACAAAGCTCATCATCATGTTCGAGGCTGAGGGTCATACCGCAGTCCTCTCATTAAATAAGCTCATGGAGGAAGACATCTCGTTCGCATCCAATTCCTGGCGCGGTGACCAATATGAACACGCCCTTCGCCCGGAGATGTGGCCGGATGAAGATGTTACCGACGAGTAAGGTATACTTCCCTAGATCTTCCTGATATAATAGTACTATCATCGGAAACGGTGAAAACGACAAAACGACGGAAGGATCCAAAATGCAAAAGAAATGGTGTCTCCTAAAATCCAGCGATGGTCAACGTGGAGCAAACGGAAAGCGTAAGATCTACGAGGTAACTGTAGATGGTCCAGTAGTTCGCACTAGCTGGGGAATGGCAGAAAAGCCAGTCCGCCAGAATGAGATAAAGAACTATCGTGACGAGTTCTATGCACGTCAAATGGCATTCATGAAGGTTCAAGAAAAACTAAACAAAGGTTACGAATTAGCTTACGCCGTATAAATTAAACTTCTGTAACGTACTCCAATCCGCTACAGAACGACCTGGGCAAGTCACTAAACTACCCACCTAACAATGTCGAAAGGACATCATGATAGTAGCAACCTTACATAAAAGCAAAGCCCCTAACGCTGCATGGCTAGTTGAGGTCAAGGACCTTGCAAGTGGTGAAACACGCCGTGGAGCTTTCAAATCTCTTGGACCTGCCAAAAAAGAGGCAGTCCTCTACGCTAGTTCTTTCTTAGACACTGAGCGTAAACGTCTACCTTGGGTAGAAGATCTAGCTCAAGCTGAGCAAGGTATCGGTTATTTCCGTGCAGAGGTTGATGCATAATGACTTGGATTAACCAATTAGCTGAGCAGACAAGGGCTGTGGAAGAACTATCTACGTCTCCTTGCCAGTGCTTAATTTATCATCCTAAGGCTTCTTCCAACGAGTGGAAGAGAGTCTACAAGGACTGGACTGATACAGGTAAGACCAGTATGCAGATGTCTGCTCAGTTATTTGGGTATTGCCCTGACCAAGCAGCTATTGTACTTTCCTGACAAAACCTGATATAATAGTACTATAACTGCGACGGAAGGAATAACATGAATATCGAAGATCTTGTATCTCAGATTGAGTCAGGAACATTTGATTCTGGCTTAGTCAAAATCAAGGATGCGGTAGATTCACGCCTAAAGGCGTCTCGTGTCTCACGCACAATTGCGGATTATCACATCGGTGACACGGTGGTCTTCAATGATCTAACTGGGACTCGCTACATGGTTGGCCGCAAGGCAACTGTGACAGGGATGAAACAGAAGAAGGTTGTTGTAAGACTGGAGACACCCGTTGGAAGATTCGAAAAAATTAACCCAATTACGGGTAAATCAGAATCAGCAGATATTGTTGTTCCTGTGGCTATAATTGATCTCGTAAAGTAAGACGTAGTCCAGGCGCTTAGGATACAGTTTTCCTAGCGCCTGGATAGGCGTTTTACCTGGAGAGGAATTCCGTGACTACACTTGTAGCAATTCAAGGTGACGGCTGGTCCGTCATTGGTTGTGATTCGCGTTCGTCTGACGAAAGTGGTCGCTACCTAGAAATGGCTACGCATAAAGTCGTAGAGAATAACGGTATTTTAATTGCAGGGTCTGGTGCGGGACGCGGCTCAAACATACTTCAATTTGGTTGGAGAGCTCCTCGTCCGAAAGCTGGACAGGACCTTGATGTATTCATGACGAAAACATTTATTCCGTCTATGCGTAAGGTTTTCGTCGAGTCTGGCTACGACATGAAGGCTGACGGTGAAGCTGCGGCTCACGACTCAGAGTTCATTGTCTCAGTGTACGGAGTTCTGTATCCGATTTACGAAGACTACTCTTGGGACAGAGAAGAACGAAACGTGTATCACTCAGGTAGTGGTTCGGATCTAGCTCTCGGTGTTCTTGAAGCTCTTAACTATCAAAAGTGTAAGACCGCAAAGGAAGCTGAGAAGATTGTTTACCGTGCAGTAGAAATTGCTATCAAGCATGACATCTACTCCGGTGGCAACATCCACACGTTTATACAAGAAGAGTAAGTTACTAGCAGGTAACTTATCCTGATATAATAGTACCATTAAATGACAAAATGACAAAAGGAGAAACACAATGGCAAAGCTCATTGAAACAAACGAAGGATATGCACCAGCACATCAGTTAGACAGCTGGGACTTTCCATTGCACAGCGAGATCTTGCCTGGTTTATGGGTAGGCGGAACTGATGACCTGGACACAATTGAAGAGTCAGCAGTATTAGACGCGCCTAAACAAATCACAAAGAAAGATTTCGATGCGGTAGTAACTTTATACGCATGGGCAAATCCAGTTGACTGGATGGTTGAGGAACTACGCTTTGGTTTTTATGATTCAGACGTAGACCATATTGACTCAGAGTCTCTAGCTACAGCTGTCTCATTTGCGCATAGCAAGTGGAAGGCTGGTAAGAAGGTTTTAATTCGTTGTCAAGCTGGGCTTAACCGCTCTGGTTTAACTGCGGCTCTTGTTCTTATCAAAGCTGGTTATACTCCTGATGAAGCTATCACGCTTCTTCGTACTAAGCGAACCTCATATGTTTTATGTAACGGTGAGTTTGAAGCGTATGTTCGAACGTTGGACAAAGCAAGTGAGTAAGCTACACGTCGCATACGACGATATCTATCTTGATTGGCAGCTAGGAAATGGTGACGGTAGTCACCCAACTAATCCAATTCGTGCTAAGCTTGCGGTAGAGCTTCTTAAAGACTTAGAACCAGTAATGGTTAAGCCATCAGCGTCTGAATCAGACAGAGACTTGTTAAATCATGTTCACTCTGATGAATACATTTCTAAGGTTTTAGATAAAGGTCACTGCGGTGAATGGTATCCTGACCAGCTACATCTTGGAGCCGTTGCTCTTGAGATGGCTGCGGGGACTATTCGCATGTATGAAAAGATTCTTTCAGGAGAAGCTCAGGTAGCCTTCAATCCGCAAGGAGCTAAGCATCATGCGCAGTATGACCATAGCTCTGGTTTTTGTGTATTCAACGACATGGCGTTAGTTGCTAAGTTATTTATGGCTGCAGGGCTTAAGCCTATGTACATTGATTGGGATGCGCATCATGGTGACGGCGTTGAGAATATCCTGCGCCCGTATCGAAATCTAGTTACGGCAAGTATCCACCAAGGTGGAATCTTCCCGGGAACTGGTCTTAAGAACGAGCCAGAAAATGGAGTATACAACTGGGCATTAGCTAACGGAGATGGTGACGTAGAATTTCTGGATGCGATGCAAGAGATCGAGCTGCTTGCGGATGATATTCAGCCAGATGTTATTCTTCTAGCTACCGGAGCTGACGCACATCATTCAGATCCATTGTCTGGTCTTAACTTTGATTATCCTGGGTATCGAGCTGCTGCTCGCATCATTGCGGACATCGCTAACAAGCATGCAAGAGGCAGAGTACTTATTGGAGGAGCCGGTGGTTATCAACCTTTCGACCACACACCAAAGGTGTGGGCAACTGTAGTATCAGAAATATATTCAGATATTAGCAACGTACCCGTATAACTTTTCCTTTTATAAGGTACCATAGTACATATGGGAAAGAGTCTAGCACAAATCATTGCGGCAATGTCTGATGAAGAAAAGGCAGAGGTTCTAGCAGGTCTAGATCCAGACGCTCTTCAATGGGACTGGAGTTTCTGGGGACGTCCTGAACAACAGCGTCCTCAAGGTGATGACTGGAACATATGGATGTACCTCGCAGGACGCGGTGCTGGTAAAACTCGTACGGCTTCAGAGTGGGTAAGAGAAGAAGCTAAATACACAAACACCGGTCAACGCCGTTTTGCATTGGTAGCTCGTACAGCTGCTGACGTACGAGACGTTATCGTTGAAGGTGAATCAGGTATTATCAATGTAACGCCTCCTAGTGAGCGTCCGTTGTACGAACCGTCAAAGCGAAGACTGACTTGGCCTAACGGCAATACGGCAACATGCTTTACTGCCGATGAGCCAGATTCTCTTCGTGGTCCTCAATTCACGCATGCTTGGGGAGACGAGGTTGCCGCTTGGCGTCAGACTCCAGATGGAGCTGGGCTTACCGCATTTGAAAACTTACGTATTGGTACTCGTCTTGGTCAAAATCCTAAAATTATGATTACAACAACGCCGAAGCGCGTGCCGTTGCTATATGATCTTTTACGTGAGGCCGATACAAATCCCGGCAAGGTTATTATTACTAAAGGTTCAACCATGGACAACAGCGGAAACCTTTCTGCGGCCTACATGGAAGGAATTCTTGGAGTGTACGAAGGAACTCGTCTAGCTGCGCAGGAACTTTACGGCGAGATGCTTTCAGACGTTGAGGGAGCACTCTGGACAGTAGAACTTATCGATAATACACGCGAACTTGTTATGCCACAAGGCGCACCGCTTCGTTGCATCGGTGTTGATCCATCGGTAGCTGAAAATCCAAGAGATGAATGCGGCATAGTTGTTGTAGCTGCAACGGCCGATAGAGATCTTTACAAACGTCAGAGCTGGGTACTTGAGGATGCTTCAATCTTAGGCTCACCGGATGTGTGGGCAAACAAGGTAGTAGCCATGGCGCGTAAGTGGGGTTGCCCCGTTATCGCGGAGGTAAACCAAGGCGGTGCGCTTGTTCGCAACGCCATCAACACGATTGACCCAACGGTTAAGGTACTTGAGGTTCACTCCAAATACGGCAAGGCCCTTCGAGCCGAGCCAATCACGCTAGCTTACGAGCAGAACCGCGTGCACCACATAGGGTACCTAGCGGACCTCGAGTCCCAGATGACCTCGTGGATTCCAGGCGAAGGCAAATCACCTGACCGCGTCGATGCGCTGGTCCATGCCCTTACCGCTCTACTCATTAAACCACCAGCCGGATTCGTAGGCGGAAAGATTACGGCTAAGTCTCCAGCTGGCCGAAAGATCCCTGGTCTGAGAAACACCTTCCGCGTTAGGTAGTTTCATTATCCTGATCTACCTGTTATAATTAACCTGTACGCCAAACGACGAAAGGAACAGAAAATGGTATGTATGTACTGTTGGGGAAAGAAACCGCGAGGAGCAAAAAAGAATCCTTGCAAGCACTGTAACCGAAAGGACGCAAAATGAAAATCAGCACATTCCGTGGACATAAATACCGCCGATATACGGTAGCTCTACGTCTCCTAGCTTTAGCTTGGATTCCGTATGCCGCTCAATCTTTCTTTATCTATCCAAGTCTCATCGCATTTCTAGCATCTGCGTTCTTGATTGCAGCTGGCTCAGGACCTCTTTGGTTCTTCTCACTTCGCACAGAGCTTATCGCAAAGGAAGAGTTCTCTAACCTTCGCCTAAAGCGCAAGAGCCCAACAACGCTTCTAGGTGTGGTTGGTCCAAAGGGTGACAAGTAATGTTAGGCAAGCCCGTCAAGCGCACAGCTGACACGTACGAAATCTGTTCCAAATGTGGACACTACATCTACGAGTCACAGCCGTTTGACCAGATGCCAAAGGTAGGTAAGTCGGTTCTTCGTCTTGCCCCGTTTCACATTAACCATTCAGACTGTTCAGCCTCGATTCTCCGTGGTGAACCTCGCGTTCAGTGGGGGTCCAGTGAGAAATAGGGTTAATAGTTTACAAGATACCGAATAAGGATTAGGATCTAGCTATGACACAGGGAACCGTCCAGCGAGACAAGATATACGTCTACGACAACTGCCAGCAATGCGGAGAACAAAACGTTCTCGTCTACGAGTGTGGTGAACAACTACTCTGTGCAGAGCACTACAGGGACAAAGCAAGAACTGTAAAAAGGGTTACGCCGTGTGATAAATGTGGAGCGGGAAACGCAGTCCGAGATCCATCACATCGCAGAAACGAATACCTGTGTTGGTCATGCCACCAGGAAAATGGATTTGCGGTTGATAGCTCTATTGTCAAGCGGGCAATCGTTTCGCTGGTCAATAACTTTACTCAAGGAACTAAAATTAAATGTGACGCAGCTGGTTACGGCACAGACTGCGATAACAACATAAAACCACGTGGACCGTGGAATGGACGTTCCCTTTGCGACAAGCATGGGAAGATCCCGCCAAAGCCTGTAAAGAGCAAGAAATCTTGAGCAGTACCATACGCTCAATTAAATGCATAATCATACAGTGTGATTACGTACATACGAGAGGAAAACAATGACAACAGCAACAGTTACACCAAACCAAGCAGCCGCGCTCTATAGCGCAGGGAAGTCTGTAGACGAAGTAGCTAAAGAGCTATCAATCACATACGGTAAGGCTCGTAAGCTCATCGCGGACTCGGGGACTCCTATTCGCAATACCTCCGATAGACTCAAGGGTAAAACCCGTAAGGTCAAGTAATCCATGGATAGACTAATGCTTACACTGCAGAGCCTAATTTGGCCTGCTGTTATATCAGCTGTCCTTTCCATCCTGTCCATACTCACTGCGCTTCTAACCCCGGATAAAGGCGTCCTTGCCTTAGCCCTAGGGTTATCTGCGATTGCCTGGGCTGGGCTAGCTCAGACCGTATAGCAAAAAAGTAGCGGGTAACGGGCACCTACGGGTGCCTGTTTCTCTTTCTATGTGGTATTATTAACACCAGGCAAACAGCCTACTACGGAGAGACGAAAGGACTAACAATGTTATCCCTTTTTATCTCCGGCCCTATGCAAGCGGTAGAGGACAAGCGCGAGCTTGAGAAGCATAGCGGTAGCAAGAAGCTCATTGGAAACTCAATGGGTTGTCCCATCCCCGACCTAAGGAGGCGAACTAGCGTTGCAAAAACTCACAATACGTGGAATAGCAATGTCGACCGTAGCCTATATTACGGCACTAACAATTGGTGTATTCTCGCTCACTATGGTGAGCAGCTACGCCGACGACATCAATACAAAAGAACTAATGGTTACCGCGCCTGTCGTGGTAGACCCACTAGTTAAATATAAGAACGCGGTAGAGCTAACAAGCCAAGAGCTTGTAGAGCTGCTTGCGGCTGTTGGCTTTGAGGGCAAGGCTCTCAAGACTGCATGGGCAGTTGCCATGCGTGAGTCACGTGGACATCCCACTTCTCACAACGTGAACGCCAGCACTGGCGACAATTCATACGGCCTATTCCAAATCAACATGATCGGTAGTCTAGGCGTAGACCGTCTAGCTAAGTTTCAGGACAGGGTAGGCATCACTAAACATGCTGATCTACTTGACCCTGTAGCAAACGCTAAGGCTGCTTACTACATGACTGCTGGAGGTAAGGACTGGGGTTCATGGGGCTTAGGTCCTAATGCCTACGATGGATCTGCGGCAGAGCCTGCGGTGACCTTGTGGATAACCCAATACCCTAAGTCATAATCACAAGATAGGAATATAGTATTCACATGACTGAAGAAACAAACATCGAACCTGCGGGCGACATCGATGACACAGAAGATATTGCTGTGGCTGAAGATGAAGCTGTAGAAGTAGTTGAGGAAGAAGTGCAAGCTCCTGACGTAGAGCCTGAGCAAGTAATTGCTGATGAGCCTATGCCTGAGCCTATGCCTGAACCTGTAGCTATTGAAGAGACTAAGGTTACATATCAGCCAAGTCAAGCAGTCAGTGGAGAAGACGTCGACGACGTACTCCTTGCTAACTGTATCTACAAAAATGTCTATGCACGCAAGTCATTGACAGTACATCATCTACAACGTCGACTCATCGAACTTGGTTACAAGGACGCTGACGCTGACAAGGATGGTTGGTTAGGCGATGAGACTGTAGCTTCAATCAAGGAGTTCCAGGCTGACAAAGGAATGGACGTCACAGGCTCTGTAGACGCTGATACCTTTATTAAGATCTTTGAAGGGGACGTACACGTACGCGTAGTACTCTAGATCTTCTTCACAAAAGGAAGACCAATACTTATAACGAGTATTGGTCTTTCTTACTTTCACAAGGCAAACTAAAAAAAGCTTGGAGACAACTCGCGGACTGCCCACACCTATACGTAACCCTTTCTCACCTCCAAGCCATTTTAACCAAAAGGTACTGTTTCTGCTTCGTTTGTACACATTACTATAAGCGCAGTTTGTACACATTCGTCTTCAAAGATGATACATTATTCTCATGGCGCATACACCCGATCTCCCAAAGAGCGAAGCTGAATTCCTAGCCTCCCTCTCTAAGGAGCAACTCTGGCGTCGTGTAAAAGATCTGAACGATGCAGGCTGGACCCTTCAGTCCATTGCGGACGCATTCTCGCCACCGCGTCGTCGCTCAACGATTCGCAGTTGGGTTATCAAGGATACGCCTGAGTTCGAGTTTATCACCGCGACCCCTACCCCGCCTCAGCCCAAGGCAAAGTCTAGACGTAAACGTCCAAGGTCTCCAGGAATCCCGCTCCACGAGCAGTTGCACATCGCGCGCCTGTCACCCGTTGCTCGGCGCTTCCGCGCAAGGACAAATCCTTCATCCGTTTCTTTCACCGCGAATCAGGAGCTTACTAGCATCGCAGGACTTCTCTACAACAAAGGTGTTACCGTGTCTGAGTTAGCTCGTGCTTCAGGAGTTACCTATCGTGCGATGAAACGTAGAGTAGATAAGGCACTTACACAATGAAGGTTCTTCATGATTTCTTCCCTGCAACCATAGTTGCGGTTGCGCCTGGTATCGTCCAGGACTTTATGACGGTGACGACAAACCGCGAGGACGTGCCTAGCGGCAACAAGTATTTCGAGCGTGTTCGCGTCGTGATTCTTGAGAACAACTTTAACGAGCAGATCATCATGATAGCGGCGGATCACCACGAAGGACCGCGCTTAATCTTTCGCGAGAAAATTTCACTTTTTAACTGGTCAGGAAGTAAGACACAGGATTCCCAGGCACTTATGGAGTCAGGGAAGATTATAGCGTTTCGTAAGACCCAAGGTTGCTCAACCTGCGGCAGCAGACTGCGATCTTGGAGCCCTTACATAACAATGG